GTAGGGCGTGGGCCGGTCCAGCACGCGGGGCATTTCGATCTGCACGGCGTCACGCACCTGCACGGCGGTGCGCGTCAGCGCGGTGGCCATGGCCGCGTTGAAGCGCCGATCGGAGAACTGCGTGAGCTGGGCCCGCACCTCGGCGATGTTGGATGTCAGCGTGATGCGCATATTCAGGCCCTGCCGTAGAAGACACCCCCCCGGGGGGGGTGTTTTTTTTCTGAAGCCAGCCTGGCCGGCCTGTTACCCGCCAGCGCCCCCACCACCGCGCCGCCTTCGCTCACACGCAGCGCAGGTGCCTGATGGGGCTGTGCGTCCAGCCATTGGTCTGCAGCAGCCTGGCCCTGCTCTGCGGCCCGCCTGGCGTGCTCACGCTGCAGGCGCAGGCCTTCGCGCAGGGCGGCGTCCACCCAGGCCGGGCCAAACACCTGGCGCAGCTCGTCCACCAAAGCCGCAGCACCAGGCATCTCATCCCTCAACCTACCCTTCTTCTTCTCGCTCATGGTTTGGTTACGTGATGGGGGTGTTGGTTGCGGGGTGGTTGCGCGAGTGGTTGCGCGACCTATGCACGTGGTTACGCGAGTTACGCGAAAACCCGCGTTAAGAGGTTGCTGGTGGAAAAACACTTTTGGTGTTTTGCTTATGTGTGCGTGCGCGCGAAAGTCGCGTAACTCACGTAACCACGCGGGTTTCCGGCGTAACCGCCGCGCAACCGACGCGCAACCCGCGTAACCGTTGGGGCGTGTCATGTGTCGCCGTCCTCGCTCTTGCTGCCGCCAAAGTGCCGGCCAAAGCGGGCCATGTCGCTTTCAAAGGCAGCGCATCTTTCCTTGGCCCACTCGCCCATGGTCTGGCCGTCTGGTGGCCCGGCCTCGCCAGGTATCCACACGCGGATGGCCTGCTTGCCGTTCTGCCCCTGGTCCAGCTTCACGCTGTGGCAGCGCAGCTTGCCGCGTGCCGCCTTCTCCACGCCCTTACTGAAGACCACCTGCGCTGGTGGAAAGCGCTCACCCGTGGCCTGGGCCCAGCGCTGAAAGGCGCGGTAGAGCTGCTCGGTGCTGCAAACTCTCAGAGGGAGGGGGAGATAACCTGCCACCCACTCACGCACGAAGCGCTCATGCGGCCGCAGGCCCAGCTCGATCAGGTCGGCCTTGGCCCGCGTCATGGGCGGGATCTGGAACTCGTCAAACCCGTCCAGCGGCAGCGTCATCAGAAACTCATAGAACGCCTGCGCGCCGCCGTTGGCCAGGCACTGCGCCACGCGGGCGTACAGGCCCTGTTCATCGCGCGGCGGGGTGTAGACCACCATGTACCGCCGGTCACCCGGCTCCAGGGCCAGGGGCTGCTGCTCGTTGCTCAGGAACACCACATTGCAGTGGTTGGCCTCGGTGCGCAGCGGCATCATCTTGGCGTTGATCTGGATCGTCTCGCCCGTGATGAAGCTCTTGAGCTTGTTCTTGTGGTGGTACAGCTCGGCCCGCGCCACCACCTCGTCACCGATCAGAAACAGCTTCATGCTGGCCCAGTCGTTGAACTTGTCTTCCAGCTGGTCTTGCCCCACCACTAGGGCATATTTGCCGTAGATGCCGGCCACGATCTCGAACAGCAGGTTTTTGCCCGCGCCCTGCGGGCCGTGGAACACCAGCGCGCTGCGCATCTTGGCGCCGGGGCGCTGCAGCGGCAGGGCCAGCCAGCGCAGCACCCAAGCGCACACCTCGGCGCAGCCCTCGGGCGTGGCGGCGCTCTCGCCGCACAGGTACTGCAGCAGCTCGATGATGGCGCGGCAGTCGCCCTTCTTCGGCTGCATCTCGAAGCCGTCGAACAGGTTGATGCAGGGCGCCTCAAGCTCGCGCCCAGGCTCGAACTGCAGCTCCTCGGGCTTGACCATGCGCCGCTCCGGGCTGTTGAGCCAGGCCTTCACGGCGTCGTTTGTCATGGCCAGGCGCAAGGCGTTGACGGGCACGATGCGCCGCGTCTCGTCGTCCCACACTGTCTGCGTGCCGTAGATCAGCGCAAAGCTCTCCAGCAGCCGGCCCACCGCGCCCGGGTTGGCCATGCGGGCCTTGCGCGGGCGGCCTGGTGCAGGCGCGCGTGGGCGCTTGCCCTCCACGCCAGCCATGCGCACCAGTTGCGACAGCAGCTCATGCAGGCCCCCTCCCCCCTCGCTGGGCGCGTTTGCGCCGGCCGGTGGGGTGGGAGGTTCTTCTGCCATTCGAATGACGTTGTCAGGCTGCGACATTCAGCGATTCCGTGAGGATTTCCGAGCCGAGTACGTAGAACGCGTGCCGCAGCTGCCGCCGCACCACGCCCAGGCCTGCACTCAAGTGCAGGTCGTTGAAGTCCGTGTCCTTGGGGCCACGGGGCATTCGGGCCCAGATCGGCCAGGTGTAGTGGCAGTCCTCCACCGCACGGCTGGCCTGGTGCGCCTTCAGGCGGCCGGGGTTGCCCTCGGTGCGCCAGTCGTCGTCGGCGCAGATCAGCAGCGGGCTGTGCGGGTGCAGGCCGCGCAGCAGCTGCGCCACGTGCAGCAGGTTGCCCGCGTCCAGGCCCACAAACACGGGCAGCTTGCGGTCCACCGCCATGCGCAGGCTCAGGCCTGTGGCCCAGCCCTCACAGATCAGCAACGGCTCGCCCACCACCACATGGCCCAGGCGCAGGCAGCAGCCCGGCTTCTCGAAGCCGCGGGTGAAGCGCTTGCTGCCATCGGGGCGGATCACCTGCAGCGCCTTGAGCGCGTGCTCGCGCGGCAGGTCATAGCGCAGCAGCGGAATGACGATCGAGCCGTCGCGCAAGTAGCGGCAGCCCTCTGCCTGCACGGCCTTGCGCTGCAGGTACGGCACGGGGCCCTGCGGCTCGCGCAAGGCGCTGGCCCACAGCTCGGCAGCCGTCATGGCGGCCTGGGCGGCGGCAGCGGCGCGGGCCTGGGCGTCGGCCTCGGCCTGCGCCTGGCGGCGGGCCTGCAGCGCCTCACGCTCGGCCTGGCTGATGCCCTGCCAGTCCACCTCCACGCGGTGGCTTTCCTGGCCGCGCCAGTTGCCAAAGCTGCCCGTCACCACAAACGTGCCGGCATCGGTGCGCACCTCGCGCAGGCGGTACCAGTGCGTCTTCTTCGGGCCGAAGCGCCGCACGCGGCCGGTCAGGTCCAGCGGCAGGGGCGGCACCTCCAGCCCTGCTGCCAGCATCTGGCCGACCACGTCTTGCGGGTTCACGGCGCGCCCACCCTCGTCAGCAGCCGGCTGGCCACCCGTTCGTGCATGTCAAAGCCGTCCACCGTGGGCCCTTGGCGCAGCACCACGTTGTGCTCGTCCACGTAGCCAAAGCCCAACAGACGGTCAGGCCGGTCTGCCGTGGCCGGCTCAATGCGCAGCAGCTTGCACACGCGGCCCATGCGGGTGAGGTACAGGTTGCCAATGCGCGCCTCAAACTGCACCACCTTGCGGCCAGTGGGCAGCGCGCGGCCGGCGGCGGCCTCTCGGGAGACTCGTTGCCCCGCCATCAGCTCAGCCCTTGCGTGTGCTCAGTGCCCGCCCTGGCGCCTGCGCAACCATGGCGGCCATGTTCAAGGCTTGCAAAGTAGGGCGGGCGCCCTGCCCGGTGTACGCTGGCGGCTCCTACACCAGACAACGCCACCAGGAGGGCGCCCATGAAGAAAGACCAGCTCGAGGTTCTCAACCTGGTGCAAGAAGTCTTGCGCTCAGTGGTCATCAGCACGATGGCCGTCAACCCCGAAGCGCTGCCGCGCGTAGCGCAAGGCCTGCGCGCAACAGCCAGCCGGCCAGGCGCATCGCCCATGGCCGCAAAAATGCTGGAAGATCTGGCAACCGGGCTCGAAATGATCGAGTAGGCGCGGTCCCGCAAGCAGTAGCCACCGGCTGCGCCATCCAGGCGCACACGGCAGCGTCGTCAAGCCAATCGTTGGTTGTCATTTCAAGCAGCCTCCTGCGCCGCCACCTGCGGCCGCGCGATGTCTATGACGGGCCGGCCGGCGGGGTGGGGCCAGGCGGGGTCGGGGATGCGGGCCCAGTGCACGTCGGGGCGCAGGGTCTCGACGGTGACGGTGGCCTGCGTGGCGTGCTCAATGAAGGGGCAGCGCTCGGGCGGAATGCCGCGCTGGCGGTAGGCGTGCGCCGTGGGAGCGCTGACACCACACACCCGGGCCACCGCTGACACGCCGCCGAGCTGGTCGATGAGTTGGGAATGGTTCACGGGGCCGGACTTTAGAGAGGACGAAAGTTTTTTGCAAGTCCTTTCTAAATTAGTGCTGTCTAAAGTCAGTCCCATGGACATCAAAGAGATCCGACGCCAGAACTTGCTGCTGATCATTTCCGACGTCTTTGCCGGAAGGCAGGTTGACCTGGCCGACAGGATTCATCGGGGACAGGCACAAATCACGCAGTGGAAGTCGCCAGAAAACGGCATTCATGAGAAATCCGCACGCATGATCGAGGCGGCAGCCGGCAAACCGCCAGGCTGGATGGACGTGCCGCACAGCAGCGGGCACGAGCCGCTCACCGTGCAGGAAAACGTGGTGGCGCCCGCGTATTACGCGCTGCCGCGGCCCAGCCTGCGGGTGGCGCTGGAGGCGCTGTGCGAGGAGTTGGCCCGGGTGGAGGAGCCCGAGCGGCGCGATAGCGTGGCGGCCTTGCTGCGCTCTTGCGCCGTGGCCGGGGGCGACACCAGTTACATCGAGCCCATCCTGAGCGTGATGCGATTCAAGCAAAGCCAGCCGCAAAACAACAAGGCAGCCTAGCCCGCGTGTACTTTTTCACGCCCAGGCGCAGCGGCACATAGGCCAAAAGTTACAAGGCGGCGCGGCGGCTGCAAGGCACGTCGCCCGCCATGGCACTGGCCTACGCCGCTTTGCGCTCCCGCGCTGCGGGCATGGTGGCCTCAGCCGCCTGCTTGGCCAGACCTTGCTGCGCCTGCAGTATTTCCTGCAGGGCGCCTGGCACAAAACGCGCCAGCACATCGCGCATCAGCGGCTGATACCCCACGCCGTGAAAGTGGGCAATCAGCTTGAACTGGTCAATCAGCTGCTTGGGCAGCCTGATGGATACCGGCTGCAGGCCCAAAGCCTCATCCAGCGCCTGCTCGTGCGCAGGCGTTGCGGGGGCCACGTATTTCTCGTCGCGGCCCAGGCTGCCGTCTTCCCAGGCCTCGGGCGTGTTCACTGTCTTTTGCGTTGCCATGTCTTTCTCCTTCAGCGGCGTTGGCCCATTCTTGGCGGGGCCTTCAGCCGTGTTTTTTGTAGAGCCTGATCTCGTCCTCATTGGGTGAGTAGGCGGTTTTGAGCTCAATGTGCCCACCCGCGGGCACAAACACCACCTTCAGCCAGCGGCCCTGGTTGGTTTGCGCCAGAAACCACAGCGTGGGCGGCTGTGTCTTGTGGCGGGCTCGCGTGTCCTCCAGCAGCCGGCCAGCGCGGTTCAAAAAGCATTGCTCCACCTCGCGGCGCTGCACGTTGTGCTTGCGGGCCAGCTTGTCCTCAATGGCCTTGGTGATGTGCAGGTTTTGCATGGGCAGCGGCAAGGATGGAAGCGGGCTGAAGGGCGCAAATCATAGCGTGTATATACACGCGCCGACGATGCTTTGCGTTCACACCTTGACGACGCCCCCAGGTTTGCAGCTCGCAACATCGTCTGCCCGCAAAGTCTTCAAAAACTTTAGAGTTACCTATTGACCTTGAAGTTTCGTATGCACTAAAGTCCGCATCCACGCCCCAAGACAACGGCACAGCCGGGGGCGGAGGATGCGATGGACAACCTGCACCCCGACCTGGCGGCCCTGGCCGCCGCCCTGGCCGCTGACGCGGCCGAGCACGCCCGCGTTGAACAAGCCACCGCCTTTGCCCGCGCCTGGGCTGCGGTGGGGGAGGCGCTGCTGTGAGCCGCGCCCGTACAGAACAGATCGCCAGCGTGCTGCTGGCCGTCGCCATCGGCGTGCTTTTCGCCGCCGCCGTCGTCCACTGGATTGACCTCGAAGGCATCACCAGCGGCCAGGCTGCGCACGCCGCCGGCCTGCTGGCCCTGCCCGGGCAGTGGCTGCGCCGGTACTGGGCCGGGGCGCGGCACCACGTGCGCCTGGACACCGACCGCCGGCAGCTCAAGTGGATAGAGGACGACATCCAGCACCTGGAGTCTGAGCTGGCCTTCCTGCCGCAGCACATCCGCTACCTGCGCGGCGAGGCGGCGCGGCTGCGCGTGTGCATTGCCTTGGCCGAGCGCCAAGGTCCGCAGCTGCCGCCCGCCCACACGGAGCCCCAGCCATGAGCGCCTGGGTGCAGGGCGTGGTGGAGCGCACCTTCCGCTGCAGCAGCATTGCCCCGGCTGCACCCGGTGTGGTGCAGGCCCAGGTGCGGGTGGTGATCCGCCAGCACGCCATGGCCGGGCCGCGCGTGCACGCCCTGCTGGGCTGCGGCTATGGCGACGCAGGCGAACAAGCCGCCGCCCTGCTGCGCAAACGCCTGAAGGCCGGCCGCGCCTGCACGGCGCAAGGAAAGTGGCTGGCGCCCCTGCAGCAGAGCATGGACCTGCTGTTGGTGGGGTGCTACCAAATCCACACAGATGAAGACGCGGCCCAGGCGGCATGTGCAGCTGCCACAGAGTCCTTCACCGCTCCCGCGGCAGCCGCGGCTGCACTCGCATGATGAACCTCGACCCCATCGTCATCGGCCTGGCCGGCCACGGTGGCGCAGGCAAAGACACCGCCGCCGCGTACCTGGTGCAGCGTTACGGCTTCGTCCAGGCCGCCTTCGCGGACCCGATCCGCTCGATGGCCCTGTTGCTGCTGGAGGAGGCCGGCATTGACCACCGCTGGCTCACCGACCGCGCCTACAAAGAGCTGCGCATACCCGGCCTGGGCGTGAGCGCCCGCGCGCTGATGCAGACCATCGGCACCGAGGTGGGCCGCCACCTGCACCCCAGCATCTGGACACGCCACATGGCCCTGCGCCTGGGCCTGGCCGGCGCGGGCCTGCCCAACACCTACCCGGTGCACGACCGCATCGTGGTGTCGGATGTGCGGTTTGAGAACGAGGCGCACTGGGTGCACCTGGTGGGCGGCAAGGTCATCCGCCTGCACCGCAACCAGGCCGCAGCCGTGCGCACCCACGCCAGCGAAGCCGAGATGCTGACGCTGGCCGCCGATGTAGACCTGCACAACCACGGCGAGCACTTTGCCGGCCTGCATGGGCTGCTGGATGGGGCGATGGCGGAGTGGGGGGTGGAGGAGCGGGCTTGGCCAGAGCGGCACCTGCCGGCCGACCCGGCGGCGCTGGTGGCCGTGGACAGCGAGGGAGGGCTGAGCTGATGCCCCGCGCTGTGCGGCGCACCAAGCGCACCAAAGCCTACCGCCCCCGCCCGGTCAACCCCGAGGCTCACCTCGTGGCCATCCAAGGCGTGGCCTGGCTCAGCCAAGACGACCAGGTCAAGTGGGCGCTGGACATTGACGACGCCGTGCGCGCCGTGGCCCGGGGCCAGGCCAGCCAGGCGCAGTGGCGCGAAATCTTCGACGCGGTCAACCTGGTCGAGCAGCTGGTCATCATGCGCAAGGCGCAAGACCCGCACGGCCTGGTGCAGGCCGCGCAAGACGCCTGCGAGGCCATCCTGGACCGTCAGCGCGCCACCGGCGTGCGTGCTGCGCGTGCCGCCGAGCTGGCCGCCCTGCACGCCCTGCGCGCCGGCTGGGTGGAGTTGATGGGCGGCATCACCCAGGCCGAGCGCTTCGCGGCCGGTGAAGCCGTGGCGCACCGCGTGCGCCGCGCCCTGGCCGGTGGTGAGCCCGGGGCGCGGGTGGTGCATCCGCCGCAAGAGGTGACCGCGTGAAGCACACGCCCAGCCCCCACCGCGCCGCCGCCGCCGCCCAGGCCGCCATGACCGCCGCCGTCGCCGCTGCCGAGCGCGAGGCGTGTGCGAATGTGGTGGAAGCTGACCCGTCATACGACTG